CCTCTCCGAAAATAGCCACACATCCATCCCCGGAATGCACAGGAAATGCAAACCCGATTGTGCCGCCTGCTCCGGTAGGCATCAGGATGGCCGTGCCCGAAATTTTAGGGTAGGGTACTTCCCTATCATCATCGGTCGTTACTTTCAAATCCGGCGTTAATTCAGCAGTGAAGTTTTCGGACACGTTACCGACCTTAGCAGGTGCCGAGGTGTGGATATTATCCCTCATGTACTGGTCGATGATGCTCACGACTGCATCGCGGAAGTCCTGATCCACGCTACTTCACCTCCACAAACTGCCCAACGCATTGCCAATCGTCGCCCTCCGTATCGCCGGTGAACCTGATTTTTGACGCTCGGTAGTTCCCCTTGTACTCTCTGGATTCCACTTTCACATAATCGTCAATCTGAATATGGCCATTTAGGCAATATGTAACTTCAATGCCTTTTTTGGCCTTTCTTTTGGTCGTATTAGAACTCGCGTTCTTGCTCGTTGAAGATTTGCTACTGGTCGATGCGGATTCAAAGAAAGGCTTCGGTGAACCAATCATACCGGAATCAGCCGAAAGGACATAAGCCGCCATTGTTAGAGGTTCATCCAGAGCACATATTTGAACGATTCCGTTTTGAACGCTCCAGCGAAGCTTGCTTCTATCGCACAGCCGCCCGATAAGCGTCTTTCCTGTGCCAACAAAAGCAAAATTCTTAAAGTCGATCATTTTAGCCTTGGGAGAAAGCTTAACTTCGCACCCCATTTCTTGAGCAACATCCCTGACGATTTTTTCTCCGTTCACAACACCCGAATAACTCAGGCTCACCGTTGTATCTCGTGCGGATGTAAAGCTATCCACAAACTCAATTGTGGTCTGTCGATCCGCGCTGTTTGTTTCGGTTTCAAAACACGTCAGAGAACCGCCCATAATAACAGGCAGGTCATCGCCATATCCAGCACGCAGTTCAATCAGGCAATCTTCCTGCTCCAAAAGGCGCAATGTTTCATCCGCCAGATTCCAAAGTGTGATTTTTCCTGTATTAGAACTTGAACTATCGCCAATTTCACAGGAAAAGGAACATCGGATAACCCTCTTCGTTTTTTCGTTAGGCTTTCCGATTTCACGGCCAACAGAATTATTTTTCCCGATTCTTACTCGGTACTGTCTATCCCAGATGTCCATCTGTCACGCTCCAAGCTGTTTTGCGGGAAGGTATAGCAGTTTTGCCCTTCCGTCCACAAAATCATTGCGGCCGATTGTTTCCTGCTCCGTTTCAACGCCAAGGACACCCGGCGGACCTCCTTGGGTTTGATAGTAGAAATTCCAAATCGTCCCCGGAACGAGCCGCGCCATGCCGAGGATAATATTCATTTCTGCATCGTAGATGCTAAGCATCCAAAAACCGCCGTATGCGTTCCATGTCAGCCGAAGATTGTAATATACTTCGTCAAGGTTCACGCGCATAATGGAATCGTTTCGGTCTGGTACAGAGATCTCATAGTATTCCAAATCCATCATCTATACCTCACTTAAACAATCCAATGGCTTTTGCCCCAGAACAAAGAATGCTGCTGCGGGAAGAAGATTTTCCGCTATCGGAAGATTTTGCTGTGGAGGTGCTCTTCTGGCTCGCGCCAGTATTCTTTTTAGACGTTCCTCCGCGAGCATACTTTATGCTGATATTGGCAGTTTCTGTCGAATTGATAGACACCTGCTTCAACTTCAGTTCAATACGCTCGCTGTTGCTTTCCTCTTTTGGAAACGTCACGCTTTCGATACAGACATTCTCATAGCTATCACCGCCGGCCGTAAAGGTCATCGGTGTTCTTTTCTTCCACAACTGCCGCAACTCCTCGACGGCACTCTGTACCCGGCTCGATGATGCCGGGTGCCGGTCCGCCCATGTAATCGGCGCGTTAGAAATCACAGCTGTGACATCAAGCGTCACCGCTTCCAGACAGATGTTGTCACTGGCGCTATATCCTTCTTCCGTTGCGTAGTCCGGGATCTTGCTGGACAATGTCTCCGGGCGTTTGATGATAGCATCGAACTCAAAATCTCCCAAGCGTGCGGGCTGTGTCGCTTCCATCAGGCATCACCTCCCGTAATTAAGCGCATGCGCCAAATCTTTCGTAGATTGCGAGGACTGCGAACTCACGGTAGACTGCAGTTTGGATGCGGCATTGCGATCAGACACTTGGAACGTGTAGCTTTGTCGGTTTTCCTGTTTTACAGTGATGTTTTTGGTGTTCGTAGTTTGAGCAATCGGCCGCTGTGATGCCGTTGTTGTAGACACCGGCCTTCCTCCCGAAATAAATGCACTGGCAGCATTTCTACTTGTGGCAGTGCTCCCAGAGGAAGTCTGCGTCCCTGTCGGTGATTTCCCATTGCTTGTGCGGCCGCTGCCACCAGAGGATTTTCCGCCTCCCATGCCTCTAAAACCAGGCGAATTCTTATCAGAACCGTCCCCGCCATCAGAATCATCGACATCATCGCCATTTCCACCGGCAAAGAAATTTTTTACGCCGTTCCACAGGTTCTTAGCCCAGGTGATTTTATCGCCGAACCAGTCAAAGAATCCTTTCAGCCAATTCCAAATTGCCTGTGCGCTTTCTTTCAGTGGCTCCCATGTTTCGCCAAAAGCAGCGCGTCCCAAACCATTCAGAATATCGAGGAAATCTTGCCACAGTTCCTTACAGCCTGTCAGGAATTGCGTCCAATCTCCGGTCTGAAAGCCCGTAATCAAGCCAGCCAGAAGGTCGAACAGATGCCCGCCCAGTGTTATGATGTCCGCGGTCAGGTCAACCAGTCCTTGCCAAAGGGCTTGCAGAACAACTAAAATCGAGCCTTTGTGCTCCTCCCAGAACCGTCCCAGCGAATCAAGAGCGTCTCGGCCAAACTGCTTTGCTCCCTCGAAGAACGCACTGATTTTCTCTCTCAATGCGTCAACATCAACACCAGCCTCGCTCAGGAGCCGCCCAAAGACGCTATCGCCGCCCTGCAGGAAGGTAAAAACATCTTCCAGCACAAGGAACAGCAAGAGCCATTTTGCGGCCGCAAGGGCAGTTTGCAGATTAAATCCTTGCAGGAGTTTCACTGCGCCCGCTAAGAAAGACAAAATCTTGCTTCCGTTGGTTGCAAGGAACAGAGCTGTGGCGACCATCACGATTAGCTTCAGCAGCTGTTCTACGCCGCCAAGTTTCTCAGCAATATTTTTCAACCACGAAGTCAGCCGTTGTGCTTTTCCTATCAGGAAATCGCTTATGGTTTTTATTGCTTTTCCAATACTGGTTGTGGTGCCAAGCATATCATCTGCGCCTGCAAGCCAAAGCCCCCACTGATTTCTGACATAAGTAAGAGCGTCCCCGATGCCGAAACCGAGTTCATCAAAGTTCTTTTGAATGTCGCTTTCCGCCGCAAAGAACGCTTCTTTCAGTTGCTTTGCGGAAAGTTTTCCGCTCTCTGCCAGATTTTGGAGTTGCTTTTCGGACACTCCCATTGCAGACGAAATGGCTTTCACCACCTCTGGGGCAGCTGTTTTTAAGTTGGAAAAGCTAGATTTGTCCAGCTTGCCCGAAGACATAGCCTTTTGCAGTACGCTCATGGTGTTGTCAAGATTTGCTTCTCTGCCGGAGCCTTTTTCCAGCTTTTCGACAAGCGAAACAAACTTCACAGCATCATCAACTGGGAACAGCTTACTGTTCAGCTGCACCAGCTTTGTCACATCTCCGGCCATGACCCCGTATTCTTCACGGCAATCCTGGGCCCCTTGCAGAATCTTCTGCTGGATATCCGCTTGGTCTCCCATCTCGCGGGTTGCCCCGCGGATGGTATCGTTGATACTGCCAAATTCCTCTGCAAGACTAGCAAGCTTAGTAAAGGAAAAGCAGATGCCGATTGCGCCAAGTGCTTTAGCCGCAAAGCCTTTTACTTCGCTGATAGCGCTTTTTGCGTCATCAACAGAACTTTTATCGACCTTGAACAGAATTTGATTGACGAACTTTCCGATTACAGTTTCCTTTGCCGCCACTTATGTATCCCCCCTTCTGTCCTCTTGGCTTTTGGCGTACTCAATGTCCCGCTGCATCATAATCAGGTCGTAAAGTTTTAGCATTTCATCCAGATTATAAACATAGGTCAGTTCGTACATCGAAGCCACCCGCTCACGAATCAGGGTATACATAATCCATTCAAGGTTCGTTACTCTGTCGTTGTCGAACTCTCCGTACTGTTCGAGCTGCCCGCCCGGCGCACTTTGATAAGGCCTCCAAAGAGGGTGCTCGCATCTTTGAAAAAACCGCTGAAGTTTAAGCGAATGACCTCAGCACAAAGATTGAGCATTCCGGCGAGGTACTGGCAGAAAATTTCATCAAAATCATCCTCGCCCATGACCTCATAAGTGTTTTTCTCAGGATCCAAAACGCGGATGTTGCTGTGATCCAGCAGGAGCTCACTCACCAGTTTGCTCAATGCGTTGCCATCGATGCGGGCAAGCGCCTTGACCAGCGAGTCTTTGTCCATGTCCATCCCGTCAAACATTTCCATGTTGACAGCATCCTTATCGTCGCTAGCAACCGACACGGTGCCCAGAATGGGAAGGATGATGGATGCGACATCGCCAAAGATGTAGGTAGCATCCTTGGCACCGAATGGGCGAATCTTAAACTGGTATTCACCAACCGTAATGTCGCGCATTTCCATGCGTTTCATTTTCATATCAGGTTTCCTCCTTTCAGTTCTTCGGCTCCATCTTGCCAACAGCCCGCAGCGTCCACTCCTGATTCTGGCCGGTCTTACCGTAAGCGCACGGGGCAGGCTTGGAAACCCATGCCTTGGGCGCCGTGAAATCCGGGTTAGAGCCCAGATCTTTGATTTGCATATTGAAAAGGCCGCTGCCCGGGGTCTGCTTGTTGTTGTTGTACTTCTTCAGCAGCCAGTTGTTTGTTTTGGAACCGTACTGCAGAACCAACTTGATTTCATAGCGAGGATCATCCGGAATCGAAACGACCACTTCGCCATCTGCACCGGCTTCATCCGTCACACCATCGCCCTGCGGAGTAATGGTAATAAAGCCATCCTCCGTAAAACCAGACGCGATGTGAATGCCCATGGTGCACAGAACGTTTTTCGGGGAGTAAACGGTTACATCTCCACGCATTTAGCGGTTCTCCTTTCTCAGTAATTCAGTGTGCCGCCAATTTTCGCGGCGATCAGGGCACCTGCCAGCTGTGCTGTCCATGTCACACCGGTAAGACGGCGGCTCTTACGAGTTGCGGCATCCAAATCGGCCGCACGCGGCACGGTGACGGTATATGCGCGAGACGCTTCCCCATCATCGGAAGAAGCATCCTGCACAATGCCACCAGCACGCACGCCCTCTTCTAACGCATCAATGACAGCGTTCTGCACCAGCGCAATGCCCTGATCGGTATAAGGCACTTTGGGCAAGCCCAGAAGCAGGTTCAGCACCTTGGATTGAATTTCGGTCTTCAGCCAGTCACGGAAACGAATGGTGTCGATCCACTCGCCGCCGCTCACCTTGCCACCTTGCACCATGGCCTTGCTGCCAACAGTTGTGTAATACGAGATATTGCGTGTTTCCAGACTTGCAATATCCGTGGTGGACAGTCCCTGTGCAGACACCATAGAAAGGGACTTAAAGCACCACTGCTCACTGCCCGGGTCATAGGAAAGGAACCGGGAAGCGTAAGCACAGTTCACGCAGTCGTTCTCGGCGGTAGCGTGAATGATCGCAGTGCGAAGCATCGCATCCGATACCGGAGAGGACGAAATGCCGGTCGTCTCGCAGATACACAGCTTTTCATTGGCTTCTGTCCAGTCGGCAATGCTCTGGTAGAAGTCCTCCTTGATGCCCGCCGGGCAGATGCAGTACCAGCCCGGCATACCGATGGCTCTGTCAAGAGTCACATCCACCTTTTCGGTGGAGCCGCTGGACAGCTTCTGCACCGCAATCATTACCGCGGGCGGCTTCGGGGACTGTCCAAACACCTTGCTGGCACCAATGTACACAGGATCGTCCGCTGCGAATCCGGCGCTCTTGAGGTCCTGCAAGCTCGCATAACCGGCAACATCAGGTGTAACGCGACCGCCAGGGGCTTTAGGCAGAGGGCCGACAATGAGGATGGTGTCATAACCACCATCAATGGACATCGCTTCGGAGATCTGGATATTGACCTCAACGATTTTGTCGATATTCATGTGGTTTCGCTCCTTTACTCATTTCGGATTTCTTTTTTGACTTCGACTTCGTCAAACCATCCGGCTTCCATGTCTGCAGCTTTTTTGGATGCTGCACTGGCATGGTCTTCCGAATACTCGCCGTCAATCGGAGCCAAGGCAGCGTACTCCTTAGTACGCTGCACAAAATCCACATAAAAAGAACAGCGCGCCCTCTCTACGCCGGGCGCGCTGTTATGGATCGGTTCAGGTGACCCTTCCGTGCATACCGTGATATTCATGGCGCGCATTTTGTCACCTGCGTATTGGCTATCAAAGAACTGAATAGCTTGTTCAAGGTCGTCCACGACCGTTGACAAGCCAACTTTTTTCACCCCGGCAGCATGCTCCGTCTTGCTCTCGGTGACCAGTTCAGCAGAAAACGGAATGCGCTTGCATTTTTCCTGCCAAAGAATCCCGTTCTTGACGTACTCAAACGCGTTCACCAGCTCGATGCGTTCAAAGTCGAGAACGACATACGGAAGCGGTGGACGAACGGAATTGGGATAGCTGTAAATCACTGTGCAATGAGGGTACAGTTCCACAAACATGAGCCGAACCGCCTCGCGGCACTCAGCTGGTGTCATTGGCAATCTCCCCTTTCTCGCCCTCAACAGCTTCAAACTCTGATATCCAGTGCTTCAGGATGGTGTTTCCCCAGTAGATGGACGACTTGCAGGCGTACCACTGCCCCATGTAAAGCAGACGATCTCCCGTTGTCTGTTTATCCGGTTCCGTAGGAAGAAGCTGGACATCACTATACACAGTCAAAACGCCGGTCGTAGAGCGGCCAGAAGCATCGTCCTGATTGCGGCGCGTTTTGGCCTGCACATCAAGTGGAAGCTGCATATCCGAGTAAGTTGTTTCGGCTGTGCCACTGTCCCAGCTGGTGCCCTTATAGCGGCGCACAGTGTACATCTGCTTAAAGATGTTCATTTCTTTCCTTTCTTGATAACGTACTGGCAGTTCTGACGCAAGGCGCCTGTATCAATCAGGGGCTTCGTGGAACTCTTCCCTTTAATATGCACAGGCACCGGGCCTTCCTTGCCATATTCGTTCATCATCCAGCCGCCCTCGATGGTGATGGGCGCGTTGGGTGCCCATTCCTCATCTTTGATTGCATCCTGAATCATGGACTTTGCCTGAGAACCAATCGCATTGGAAACCGCATCAGCTGTTTCCAAGGAGGACAAAGCCTGCTGCGAAAACTCTGATAGTTCTTCCGAGTGCTTTTTGATGGCGTCCATAAAGGGACGGGCAGGAATCATCGCCGACCCGTCTTTGTGGAGGGTTCCGTAGTGGTTCCAGTAGGCGACCTCGGCCAGCGATGTTTCATCGTCAGCCGCCTTTTGGTCTGCCTGATACCCAACCTCTATGGTCACATTGGACAGTTCGTTCAGGCGCTCCATCGCCGCTCTTCCCTCTGGCGTCAGGTCAAGGCCGATGTCATTGGCTATCGCCATGGGCAGGTCTCCTTATCGAATCATGATAGGCACGATATGCCGGTTCCGAATCGAAATAAACTGCAAGCCGTAGGAAGTAAGCTGGTACTCAGCATCTCCGGTGGCCCCGGCGGTGCTGGTGGCAAAGGATATGCTCACGCCACCTTCGGATACGCTGGCAAGACGCCCAGTGTTTGCAATGGTTCCAAGGGAGTTATCGCCATTACCTGCCATTTTCATAGCATGACACACCAAAAGCGCCACTGCCAGATTATAGTCCGCGCCGAATTTTTTCTGCGAAATAACTGGTGCTTGCAGACCGATCCAGAACGAAATGTCATCGTCCGGCATAGCCTTAAACTCAGCACCCACCATCTTTACAATTTTGGTGATTGCGGCCACATCGACGGCATCCATCAGGATTCAGCCTCTGCGGAGGCATCGGAAGCAGGCTCCTGTTCTGCCTTGGCCTTGCGCGCCTTCTTCTCCTGCACCTCCTGCATCAGCCCCATGCTGATATAAAAGCCAACAGTGTCAGCAAAGGTTTCGCCAACTTCTGCAGTATCGCCCGGCAGCATGGACGCATCGCCGATACAGATGGGCTTCACGGAAATGTTTTTGATCTTCATGGGGTGTTACTCCTTTCTTACAGGCCGTAGACCAGACAGGCGGACAGCGGATAAGGAATCATCATGCCTGCATCGCGGCCCTCGCAGTTGATAACGATTTCCAGATTGCGATCCTGCGGCGCGTGCTGAAGGAAAGCCATGGGAACCTCGTGGGACATCTTGTCCGGGTCTTTGGTGTACAGCAGGCCGATGTTCTTGCCAGTGCTGTTGTAGTCCTTGTTGCCCTTGGACAGTTCGCCAGCAACTTCCCAGTTCTTAATCTGGGGAGTGTGATCCTTGATGTAGGACAGAACGGATTCGCCGGTGCCATCGATGCGGCGCAGGTTCAGGCTGGTGTACAGGTCGTTGGGCATGACCCAGCTGTCCGGGTGCTCCACATTCTGGGTCAGGGTGTCGATGTAGTTCAGGATGCCAGCAATGTCGGCCGCAATCTCGTCTGCGGTCTTGGATGCCCAGTCGGCCTTACCGGCTGCACCGTTCTGCAGGGTATAGATAGGGATATTATTGCCGGAGGACAGAACGCCGATGATGCCCGTCTTCTCGTCGCCGTGCCAAATCAGGTGATTCACCTTGACATCATACACCCGGCGGGCCGCTTCAGCACGCGCAGAGTCCAGAGACTTCATAACGCCCAGAACCGCATTGCGGCGGCAGGCACGCAGTTCCTGTACGTTGTAGCCGTAGCTGTCACCGATGTTGACAATTTCCGCACGATGGGGAGTGCCCTTCACATCGACACGGGGCAGGTCGCTGGCGTAGTTGGCGATAACATCAGCAAAGCCAACCGGCTCATAGCTGTAGTATTCGATATACGCAGCTCCCTCATCGGTTTCACTGGTCTGAGGGAAGAGCTTCAGGCCGGACAACTCCGGGAAGTCCTTATCGTACGCCTTGGTCTTGACATGCGCCAGCTGCTTGGCGAAGAAGATGCCTGCATTGTCAGCAGCATCCATGCGAAGAACCGCACCGGGGAACGGGTTCTTATAGGCCTCATTGATAAGAGAAGAACACTTGCCGGACAGGGCAGCGCGATCCTCCTCGCTGTAGCCGTTTGCGGGGTCAAAGGGATTAAACTTAGACATGGGTTATACCTCCTTAGAGCTGCTCTACGAACTGGGCAGGTGCGATGCCGTTCTGTGCCGCACCGATGAAGCGAGCCTTGACAGCCAGATTGGTGCCCTTGGTCGGAGTGAACTTGCCAGCATCATCACCGGCAATCACCAGATATACCGGCTGACCATAGGCAGGTTCCACAGAATCAACCAGCTGCACCCACAGCTTGCCAGACTGACAAACATCCAGAATCTGGCCTTTGTGCAGGAGAACGGCACCATCATCATCCATTTCGGTGTTGGCGCTGTACATTACAACGCCCTCAAACTTATCGACGGTTGCGCCGGTAGCCGGCAGGGTAATATCTTTGCCCGGCTCTGCGCCCTGCACAACGCCGAGACCAAAGAACATCTTGCCATCATCAGCGCCATTCCGGCGAGTGACGGCCTCGTAGTTTGCGCGGTCATAAAGCAGACCGGGAATGCCACGGCTCGGTTCACCGTAGTTCATCTGTACAGCCATGTTCATAACTTAGTCCTCCTTTTCAGCAGCGTGACGCTGAATCATGCGGCTGCGAGCCGCAGCAGGGTCGTTCTTCTTGCCGGCATCACGGACGGCCGCATTTGCGGAATCCGCATTGAAAATCTGGCGACGCTGGTCCGCCACGCTCTTGCGACCGTTGATTTTCTCCTTGGCGATGTCGAAAGCGGCGTTGATATAGGCACTGCTCTTGCCGTCCAAGCGCATACCCGGGATAACGGCGTGCACGACCTTTTTCTTTGCCTGCATGACCGGCATGGTCTCCATGCCATCAAGATGCAGCTTGTCTCCCAGACGGCACAACTCAACGCGCTGGCTGACCTGCGCCGCAATAGCGCTGGCGCTATCATGGTTCAGCTGGCTGTTGGAACCATCCGGGTTATCATCCTCGTCCTCAGTGGGCTTGGTATCGTCCTCTGCGGCATCAGCGCGGGCATTTGCGGCATCCAGCATGGACAGCAGGGTGTTAATGTCCGCTTTGGCCTGACCGTCCTCCATGGCGTCACGGCGGGCGGTAATCTCTGCCAGTGCATCAGGCTTGGTGGAATCATCCTCACCATCATCCTCGGTGGGCTTTGCAGGCTCACCGCCTGCCGCCGGGTTGTTCTCATCATCAGCAGTAGCGCCGCCGGTTGTTGCCGTCAGGTACGCCTTGATTGCTGCCTGAACGCCAACAGGGTCAAGGCCGGGAGTCGCAGGGGGACTGCCCGCGCCCTCGCCATCATCTGTGGTAGGCTTCGTAGTGTCCACGGTGGCATCATCGTCCTGAGTGGGGTTGTTCATCTTCTCGTTCTCATCCATAGGGGTCATACCTCCATTGCTATCTTGGCTGTCCATATTCAGGCGGGCATCATCACCGGCGCGAGCGACAGCTACCAGCGCCAGATGATTGACACGGATATGGGTCTGGATTGCGTCATACGGTTCTCCGTTCCATTCTCCGGGTTCCATGATAAGATCCTGATAATACCCAACGGACAGTTCCCGCAGACCGGATGCCTTTACTGCATCCGGGTCGTCAATGACGATTTTTGCGCGGACGGTTTCTCCGTCCTGCTGTCCAGGGGTCAGGATTGTTCCCACTCTCTCTCGGTGGGCATTGTCCTTGTCGATCACCTGCGCATCGTGGGTTATGATGATGGGCTTTCCCTCATAGCTTGCAAGGCTTTCCGGGTCAAACACATCTTCCGGTCTACGCAATTCTCGACGCTCCGAGCCATCTTCCAGCGTGTACTTGAAGATACCCGTGCGGGTCAGAATGGGGTTATCATAAAAATATCCCTCGGCGCTGTAATGCTCATCGACAGGCACACTGTCTGTCCGCATTTCGCTCCGAAGGACTAGCGGCGGGGTATTCTGTTTCATTGTTTTTTCTCCTTAAAGGCTACAGAATTCAGCCTATCGAAGTTAAAGACAGGTTTTGCAACACAGCGGCACTGGTAGTCCTCTCCGGGATTGCAATGCCGCCCGCTGTACACTTTGCCGTGCTTTGTCATGTACCACATGGCCGGCGGGTCGTCATAGCGGAATTTCCGGCCGTTAAGTTCACGGTGGCATTCACGCACACGTTCATCGCCTGATGAACTCCAGATATATTCCTCTACCCCAGCGGATTCCTGCCTTGTACGGGTCAGATTCGCGCTCAGAGTGCCCACTTGGTCACGCGCAAGAAGATTTGCTTTCGACTTGGTCACATCAAACCGGCGTTGAATTTCATTGGAAATCGCCGCCGGGGTGCGGCCTTTTGCAAAGCCCTCAATAATGACGTTCTCCATATCATCGAAGCAGTCGCTTTCAATGCTGGTAATGAAGCTGACATTTTGCTCAACCCATCTTTTAAGCATCAGGTCGTATCTTTCGCCGAGAAAGAAATCATCATGGATATCCACTCCCAGCGTGGCGCGCACGCTGCGCTGCCATTCTTTGAGTTGCCGCCGGTCGGTGTAGTCAGCGCACCGGCGAACATCCCGTTCCAACGGATCGGTTTTCAGCCGCCGACTGAGCCGGTCACGCATAATGCGGAACCTGTTCTGGATGCGGCGAACCATGTCGCTGTATCCATCATGTCTGATGCTGTCGGAGCCGGTTTTCTGTTCTTCCGCAACGATAGCCAGAATTTCAGGCATGGATTCTCGCACAATCTTCTGCAGTTCTTTCAACCGCCGATTTTCGATTGCGCGCATCTTGCTTTCTGCCCACTGCGGATACTCCGGCTCGATCTTTGATTTTTTCGTCATTGAAGAGCGCCCGGTCAAGCCGGGCCCATTATTCTTCACAGGCATATCCACCTCATTATCTTTCTGGGAACCATCTTCCCTTTGCAGGCATCAAAAAGACCCTGCATCTCCACCTTGATGCAGGGTCTTTGTTCTTATGGCATGCAGCACTTGAATTTTGACCTTTTGCTTACAGCGCGCATCCGTCCAAGCGCGAAGCGGAAGGAACGCGGTTTATGGCTCCGCGCTGGCTCTGTCATGGAACAGGCCAGAACACTTCGCAGCGGTCTGTTGGGAGCAGGGTCAGTGCCCCCTCATGCCATCGAGGTGCCGATTACGGTGTACGGCGGGTGGTGCTGGAGGTGGGGATTGAACCCACAGCCTGACGGTTACAAATCGCCTGCTCTATCCTATTGAGCTACACCAGCGTAAAAGCCGAGGGTACCGGGCTCGAACCGGCGGTCTGGGAGTCAAAGGCCCATGCCTTATCCAACTTGGCCAACCCTCGATATGGAGCAGTCAACGGGGCTTGAACCCGCGGCATCCTGCTTGGAGGGCAGGCGCTCTACCAGCTGAGCTATGACTGCAAACAAAAAGAGCCTTTGCGAGGGACGCTTTCACGTCACCTGCAAAGGCTCTCAACGCCAATATTTTAGTCAAACACCTTTTTGCCTTCAGCAAACTTCTTTTTAGCTTCGTTCAGGCTGATGCGGTTATAACCGCCGCGATAATCAGGATCCGCTCTCTGCACGCCATCATTTACCCAGCCGCACACGGGGCATTCCTCAAAATCGTTGTCTTCATCAAAGCTATGCTGCCCACATACCGGGCAGATGATTTTCTCAGTCATCTTCGATTCCTTCCAATTCAAGCTGACGTTTATAGTAATCTTCCCCATCGTCAGGCTTGAACATCGTTCTTACACCCTTCTCTGGGGAACCTTTTGCAAAGTCATTTTTCTTCGCGTCATACCGGCACACAAGGCCATCTTTTGTCTTGTAGCCTTTTATGCCGTTTCCGCACGGGCTTTCCAAAAGTTGAACCGCCCGCTTTTCGTACTGCTCCTTTGTCGTAATGCCATCGGGAGCGTACTCAGCGGCGTGGGTTCTTCCATTCTGCCAGTGGTTGTTCAGCTTCTGCTTGTTGGGGAAACCTTTCACCTTGAAAGTGTTCGCGCCTTTTGCCGAAACTGCGTTAGAATTTATTTTAGCATGACTTTGAGAATCATTCAAGTCTTTTGATGGATTTTCCTCGCTCGATATATCTTTTAATGATGTGGAGCCGCCAGAACTGGAAAATTTTCCATTCTCGTCGCGATTGTGCTTGCTCTCGTCAAAGTCGTCCAGCGTAATGCCCAGCTGCTCAAGGTATTCTTTCACGCTTCTGAGAAACGGTTCAAACACCAGCCCACCGGGCACATCCTGTTTCAAAATCTGTTCAGGGGGCATCCATGTAGCCGTGAACATCTCCTTTTGGTCGCACCGAGGAACGCCATCGAAGCCATTGACGAGATAGATCTGAACGGGAAGCACCTCATCCGGCTTGCCCTTGCAGTTACCGAGATAGGTAATGTCCCCTACGTCAATATTGAACTCTTCCTTTGCTTCCCGGCGGAATGCCACACTCGGCGTTTCCCCGGGTTCAATGTGACCGCCGGGGCCGCACCAACCTTGCCCATCGGAACGTTGGCCGCAGAGGATTTTCCCATCGTTCAGGACGAAGCCGGCAACATAACCGCAGTCCCCTTCATCCGTAACCAGGTTACCTGCCGCAGGCGGGTTCTGCGGATTGGTCGGCTGGGGAACGTTAGCCCCACCCAAGCCCCAGTCCTGATTGACATCCGCTTCCGTGATGATGTTTTCAGGATCAAACTGTTCATCCTGCGCCAGAGACCGGCGAACCTCGTCGGTTTCCAAGATGCCAGCGGTAACGTATGCGGAAGCCGTCTGTGCTCTGGCAAGTTGGGCTGCAGCATTCGCCTGATCCTGCGTAGCCTTTTCATCGTCAGACAAGCTCCAAGCGCTCTTGTAGGTAATGGTATACTCTGGCACCTTATCGATTTCACCGTTCCACGCCATTCCGCGCAGAATCAGTTCGACCAGCGTGCGGGTGTTGTCCCGGAGGTCACCGGACTGGATGCCGGACACGGCCTCCTTATAGTTTTCCATATCCCCTTCACCCGTGGCATTTTCGCCGGCCGGGGAGCGTCCAAAGAGCCTTGTCTGCGGAATATGGCTCACAGCGGACAGCATAGCACAGGCATTGTCCAGAATGTCCTTGACTCCCGCCACGGACAGGGATTGAATGCCAACATCCTCGCCATCTGCATCAATGAAGACCATGTTCAGCAGATTACGGGCAAGGTCAAGCATTTCCATGCGCTGAAGAACCGTATCGTCACCGTCTACCGTAGACAGGACGTTTGCGAGGTTCTTCATTTTGTATGTCACCATTGACAGCCGTTCCAGCAGGCGAATGGAGTAGCCCGGACCGATGCAGGCATTGCGAAGTTCTTCGCGGATGCGCATATACTCCGGGATGCCCCATGTGCGGTAGAGATTTGACATCGTGGAGCCTTCGGGGATTTCTCCGTTGTGGAACACTAAGCATCGCGAGGAATGTACTACATAGCTGCCGTACACACTGTTTATCTGATAAAACTCCGGGATGCCAGTTCCGCCCTTACGATAGTCTTCATCTGCCGGATTGTTTTCGTAGCCGTTGATCCACAGCGGAAACACCTCATTCCGTCCGTAAACCAACAGTTCTTCCACGCCATGAACGTCCCGCCAGTTCAGCGGATCCTGAAGAAGTCTTCCATCGTCCACCAACATAACAACAGCAGAGCCGCCAAACAGCCGCGCCCATTTCAGCGCTTTCGCGAGCCTGCTCTGGTAGTGGATAGTCTGCAGATGGTCGTCAAGACGCTTCTGCAAATCCTTATCCTTGACGCCAAGGTCGATACCGTTCTTGGTGGCATCGTCTGCCGGGGCATCAATGATGGTTGAGAATAGTCCGTTTCCTGCATAAAGGTCGGCCAATTCCGCATCCGTCACAGCTGCACCGGTTGCCCACTGGTAATACTCAGTGCTGTCGTGCTGGGTACCATACTTGTTCAGAACGTTGTAATAGCCGTCGAGGCGAAGTTGCGTTTTGATTTTTCCGGGGATAACTCTTTTCACCTTTTTCTCCTTTCCGGCTATCATATCAGACTGCGTACATCAAAGATGCCGCCCTCGTATAGCGCAAGAGCTACCGCATCAGCGCGGTCAGGACTGGTCAGACCGCGCTTTTTCAAGGCATCCTTGCTTTCAAGCTTCAACTTTGCTGGAGCACCACTAAAGATATATTTACGGGTGGTAAGCTGCCCTATCAGGGTTGAATCGTTCGGGATATGCAGGGTGCCCGCCGTGGCCATATCCCGTAGGACCGCCCACATCCACGTTGCGATATCTGCATAGCGCCCGGCGGCTTCCTTGTCCGGCACAGCGCTGGAGAAGTTTACCGGCACGACCATCAGCTTGGTTAGCTTCTGCCGAATCTTTTCTCGGTTGAGTATGTCGGTCACGCCTCCGCCAACGCCGGTGTCATCAATGACCGCGTAAATCAGACCGCGGTACTGCGGATACGCTGCACGCATGGTTTTATATATCGCAATGATATCGTCTGCCGTAGCGTACAGGTCTTGACCATGGCGCGTGACCAGCTTTTGGATATCTCCATCAATGTTCTGTGCAATGGCCGTATCGTCGTTGCCAAAGCGGGCAACGTCACACCCGATGGAGATCCGGGCTGGAGCACAATGTTCCAGAGGTTCAGTATTGACAGCCTTTGTGGCGAGTGCCATCGGAATAAAGACGTCGTCCTCATTCTCCGGGAACTCGCCGTCAACACGGACGCGGACTACATTGCTGTTCTTGCCAAACTTCCGCTCCAAGTCAGCGATATTCTGCTTATTCGTGCGGGGGCTGTCCCTGCTGGACACCTTCATGCAGTAGTAGGACTGTGCGTCTACGGTGTGTGAATCGTGGAATGTGCCAGTGTTCTGCGTTGGGTTTCCGCACATCAGTAAGCGGTTGTTATCGCCGGAAAGCGTGCCCTGTATAGCCTCCATGATGGGGTCAGCAACACCAGATGCCTCGTCCACCACGAAAAGCATATTGTCTTCGTGGAAGCCCTGCATATTCTCCGGCTTAGTGGCTGTTCGAGCCACGGCGAACCAGCGTTTTTCATGTCCTCTCATGTAAACACGAGTCTTTGTCCACACAAGCATAGCCTGCAAGACAGGGCTGCGTTCCTGCCACTTGGCAATCTCAGCCCAGAGGACGTCATTCAACTGCTGGCGGGTCGGAGCCGTGCACACCACGCGTGGATACGGAAAACAGGACAGAAACCAAAGGACTAGGTTCGCTTCAAAAGCGGTCTTGCCAACGCCCTGTCCTGAGCGGATAGACACCTTGCGATGCCGCGCAATAGCTGTGGCGGCTTCTTTTTGCCACGGATCAGGCTTGAAGCCAGTGACCTCTTTGAAGAACAGGCAAGGGTCTTTACGGTACAGCGGGATTCGCTTGGCAAAGACTTCACGTTGTCTCAGTGCCATCGTCCGCATCCTCCACTTCCGTGTCTGCCGCCTCGACTGCCGCAACCCAATCGTCTACCAGCTCATTCTTGCCACTGTTGCTCATTCTGCGCAGGTCGGCAAGCTGTTGTATCACCTTGGACTTCTGGCGCTGTACATCGGTCAATAGCCGCTCTAAGCGTTCCACGATAAGGTAGCTTGATTCGACGGTGGTTGATGTTTCCACGGTGGTGCCGGGGAGCCTTTCTTCCCGATCGACTTTAGCATCTATCCGCTCAATGTAAGCCTCCTTGTCGTGGGCTTCTTTTTCCTTGTCCTCGTCCAAACGAGTAAACGATCTGCCAGACTTGGAGGTATGCACCGACTGAATGTGCTGTTTTTTCTCTTGAACAGCGGAAATGCGTTGAAGTAGAAAAGCCTCCCGGGCGGTCAGCAGTTGGAGTTCCTGTATCAACAGGTCTTCTGCATCAACATCCTTCGTGCAGTCCTGAATGGCTTTTTGGTTTTCCTCTGAAAAAGAGCCAAACATCACCGCAGACCAGCCACCGTGTTTCAAGGCATTCTGGTTACCCGGCGGCGCGCCTCCATGGTTGCCAACTGCATTGACATTACCCAGCGGTGCGCCCGACTTTGGCTTGCCATCCTGCGGGGCTTTCTGGGTGCACTTAGAAGATGCACCCTTGGGGTGCGGCGGGGTGCGTTTCTTGGGTGCACCCTTTTGTGTATCCCAATAGCGCTTCTTCCACGATTTCACAGTGTTCAGCGATACGCCCAGCTTCTTTGCGATTTCGGTGCATCCCATCCCTTTCTTATAAAGGGTGAACGCCTTATCTCGCGTTTCCATCTACATCGCCACCACTATCCTTCTTCATTTTCTGTCCCGGTATCTACCCGGACTGTTGTGTTGTTTCCAAAGAAAAAGCGCCGGCCCTTTGCAGAGCCAGCGCCGCGCCCCTCTCACACGACCTTTGCGAGAGCGGTTTTGGAGATCATCAAATTTCCCAGTTCTACGGCCAGGAATGTGCCCACGAACAGGCCAGCGCTTGTCAACCAGAACGGCGCGCCGACCATCACAGACAGTTCCACACCGATGAAGAGAGCCACGGACAGGGAGAGGATGACTGCTTTCCACAGAATCCCCAGCCTTTTCCACGGCCCCCAGACCACCAGTGCGTATGCAGTCCCCTCAGCCAGCAGGCCAAAGAGCACATCGACCGGGCCGAAAGGACTCGTTGCATTTGCGATTGCAATCCCCAGCAGAACCGCCGGGGCGTACCGCTTATCCTTGAACGGGAGAGCGCATAGCATATTAGCCACCCGGAACTGGATAACTCCCCATGACAACGGGTTCAGGGTGGTTAATGCGACATATAGAGCCGCGACAACTGCGGTCTGGCATAGGGCTTTGGTGTTTCTCATATCCCCTGCCCCCCTCATACCATAACGACCACATTGCCATGGGATGCGTCGTTCACCGCAGATTCGACCATGATCCAACTGGGGTGCACGTCCTCAACAAGCTTCTTCTTCAGCTTGCTGGCTGCTTCCTCGATGACCAAACTTTCACCTTCCAGACATTCGCGGATGAACTTGTCGATTTCGCAGTAGTCCGGGATAATCTCTGCCGGCTCCATGGTCACAGTAAATTCATTGGTGTAGTATGCCTTTCCGATGGGGCAGAAGCACCGGCATTTCTGCTTATAGACGATTTTACGCACGCCGTAGCGATTTTCAAACTTAGCCATTGTTTTCTTCTCCTTTCGGCTTCTGAACGATGAACAGGAGTTCTTTTGCTTCACGCGGGAACGGAATTGCCATAAAGGCTGTAAGGAATGCAGACGGGACATAGGCTTTCATCCGGGAGTAGAAGTCCCGCAACGCCGGTTCCTGCTTGGAATAGAACTCGTCCATCTCTCGGACGCTGGTGACCAGTCCTACCTCCTGCACAATGCTGAATCCGATTTCGGCCAGCTTGGCTTTCAGTTCATCGTAGCCCCACTCATAGACATGAGCGCGGTACTGGGTCTGATACCCATTGCCCGGGGTGTTCGGACAGGAGAGAAACATCTTTGCACCCGGCTTCATTACCTTGTAGCATTCTGCAAGGCTTTTTGCGCCGTCCGTAGGGTGCATATGCTCAATGGCAGAGGTGTAAATCACAAAATCGGCAAACCCCGCCGGGATGACTTTCGACATCTCAGCAACGTTGCCCAGCTTCCAGCCCACCCGGAACGGGTAGTAGGAAGTCAGATCTTTAGGCTCAAGGTTCTTTGCGGTTGCACCGCGCATAGCCTCTTTGATGTTCGCTTTGCTGATGTCTACGCCGGTATAGGATGCAATATCCTTTGCGTAGTAGCGCAGCAGCGGGAGCATCAGAGAGCGGCCGCAGCACACATCCAGCACATTCATGCCCTTTTTCGCCATGTGGGCGGCGGCAAGGTGCTGGATGTAGTTCATTACGTCCAGATTGGTGAAGAAACCGTCTCTGAACTGCATATAAAAATTCCGCATCTGGTAGGTGGTGCAGAGAATTTTTTCTCTGTCCATGCCATCCTCAACGCGGTATACGATATCTTTATCCACGCCATTTTCCTTTCGTATCAAGGTACTTCTGGTATTTGATCCACTCTTTCAGCGCATACTCTCGGCGAATCCGGTAGTCTGCGCCTATCATGCCCTTCGGGGGTCTGACCACAACCATTTCTGAGCCGTTGAAGTAGGACAAGCCGCCAAAATTGACCTGTGTAGTCCATGTGGTGCTGTCCACGCTATAAAAGCCAAAGTCAACCGCATCCTTTTTGGTGTAGCCCAGACCGTGCACCCGCACCCCGCAGGCGTTCGCATACTGCACCAGCCGTTTGATGTAGCCGTACTCGCTGGGCTGAATGTGCTTGATTGCGAAGCCACCGATGCCGATATAGGGATAGTCCCTGCACAGGCGTTTAAATTCGTCAAGGCCGCGGGAGCGATGCCAGACTGGAATGCTCTGCTTGCCTGTCTCGGCTTCAAGGCGCATTCTCATGCGTTTTACAGCATCATAGCCTACGATGATATCTACATCCAACTCGAAAAAATGCTGCACGTTGTTGCGGTTGATAAAGTCGATGTACCGACTCAGGTAACCATCCCAGTCTACCGGCTTTGACGATGCTTCTATGCCGTGCATAAAAGTAAACGCCCCGCTGTCGAGAAGAAACATTTTCCACTTCGACATTTCCTCGACCTGCCACGGCTTGATGTAGAAAAAACTCTCCAGAACGTACTCCGGCCTGTTTTCCCGCACGACCTTCTCTGCCGGGAAGGTGCCCGCCAAGCACAGCCTCATGTTTCAAACCATTCTCCGCAGTGCGGGCATCGGATAAGCTTAGAGCCGTTCTGTTGCGCCGTAGCGGGCTGAAAAGGTGCAGGCTGTCCAGATTGCTGGCTTTCAGAGTCCGAACCTGTATCGGCCACTTTGGGCGGCTGCTGGGCAGGCTCTGTGAAGAACTCTTCAAAATCGGAATCATCCACATCCCGAAGCAGGCCATCAAGTTCCACTTCACTGAAGCCGGTACTGCTCAGATCTACATCCAGCGCTTGCAGCGCATCCATTTCGGCGCGGAGCACATCATCATTCCAAGAGGATGCTTCCGCCACCTTGTTGTCTGCAATGCGGTATGCCTTGATCTGCGCGTCCGTCAGGTCATCGACCCGGATGCAGGGCACTTTGTCCATGCCCAGCCGTTTTGCGGCCTCATAGCGGGTGTGTCCGGCAATGATCGTGCCTTTTCCATCAATCAAGATGGGCACCCGGAATCCAAATTCCTTGATGCTCTGGGCTACCGGACCAACGGCCGCTTCGTTGTTTCTAGGGTTGTTCTCATAGGGACGGATCTGCGAAATATCCTGATACACTACTTGCTGATTCATTTTTTCTCCCTTCTTTGCTTTTCCGCTGGCGTTGCGGAACAAATTAGGGAGCGGCGGTATCTTTCCTCCTTTCTGGGCATAAAAATACCCGTCCGGTGGCGAAACCGGGCGGGCAATGCGCTATGATTAGAATTTTACGGTATTATTGTACCACTTTTGCCGTGACGCGTCCATGACATCTTTTTGACATTGAGCTAAGACATTTCCAATGCGTCGATACCAAACATCAGCATCGAGATTTTATCCACTGCTGCATCATGGTCACGGTAAACCTGCCGGGCGCTCACGTTTTCCTGCGCCGCAATCTGCTCCACAGATTTAGTGTTCTCGTCAATGTACATAGCTTTAATGATACGCAGCCCCCGCTTCAGTGCTTCATTGTCGCCCTGATTGCAATAGGTCTCATACAAGCCGAGCATAGCATCAATATGACGAATCATAATCTTCGTGCGACGGCAGCTGCTACGGATGGATTCAACTGTAATGGCATTATTCCGCTGGAGCATCATGTCCAGCAGTTCCAGTGCGGTTTCTTCCTCCCGACCATCATGCTCACCAGCTTCATCGGTGTAGACGGCACCAGTGCAGTGCTTTTTGAACATCCGGTAGTTCTTCAGGAGCAGCTTCGTGTTCCGCAACCGGCGGTCGCACCGGCCTGCGGCTTTTCGAGCCTGCTCAGCCACAACTTCCTTTGCGCCCTCGCGGGCGGCTTTACGGGCGGTTTCTTCGATGAATGTCATCATGTCTTCCGGGATAGTCATTTTGCGCATCCTCCTGTTCTACGTTGCCAAAATCCATCAATTTAGGTATAATAGAGTTGCTTTTCTCGGGGGATTGCGCAAGCAGTCCTCTTTTTGTTTGCTCAAATGGCTTTCATGCGGCGGGAGATCTCGTTCTGGGCCATGCGGAGCTGCTCTTCCCTGCGGTTGCGCGGAGCCTTGGTCTGCGGAAGCCGGACCTCAAAATCACAGATGCCTTTCAAGTCCTCCCGCATGGCATCCGTTGCACTCTTGCGGTTCTCGGTCAGGATTTTTGTCCTATACCGCTACTGAAACTCGTGCATCTCATTACAGGCCCGCTCCAAGCGTGTGGCTCCAATGCCCTCTTCCTGGTGCATAGCCACCACCATACACCAAGTGAAGATCTGCGCCGCTTTATCCCGTTCATCAGCCCGCTGCTGGCGAATGTTCTTCATCTGTTTTGCCATCTCCAATCTTTGCACTCGAAAATTTTTGCTAGGAATCTTCTCGCTTTGCCGCAGTCCCAACGGCTTTTGCACCACTGACACCGGCCATTGCACAGGAACGCCAGATGTGCTTTTATGTGCCCTCCTTTGCATTTTTGACCTTCGGGCCCGCCATGTGATTCACAGCCCAGGACCAGCCCGCCATGGGCAATGCGGCCACGATCAGGATAATTCCGGCCGCATCCACGACCATCGGACTAAAGAAAATTTCACGAATCAGATTCATTAGATTCCTCCGCATTCACTATAAGTCCCGAAATTCCAACGTTCTCTTTTGCATAGCCCACAGCTTCTTCTGCGGATACTGCCCACACATAAGATTTTTTGAGCAGTTCCCTATTACTCACTGGGGATCTATATTCCACTTTGTACTTATGAACTATTTTCCACTGCCGGCGAGGTGCCGATGTTCCCTGCCAATACGCTGCTACCAGTTTTTGCTCTTCTACGCATACCGGGCGCAGCATTCCAAAATTGGGGTGTTCATAAGCTACTTTCTGCAAGGCTTCTTCTACGGCTTTCGGAGTGTTTTCTCCACGAATCCATGCAGAAAACATACATTTTTCTGCCGTATCATTTTTTCTTGCTTCGATTGCGACCTCATAGTACGGCACCCTTATTCACTCCTTTCCTGCCCGCCGATTGAAGTACACCACCGGCGAAATGCCGCGTTCATCGCAATCCTTGTTGTTAAAGCTGACGATTGCACCGCAGGTTCTCTTGTTGGTGCATCGAACGCACTTCATGCCTGTAACGCTTACAACCTCATAGGTCGGTGCACCGCAGAAAGGGCACTCCCGGCTCTTAGGTTCAATGTGTGCTTTCATTTTTCCGTTCCTCTTTGTTCCATTTTTTCAAGGGCGCATAGTATCCGCACATCACGCAACAGACAATTCTGCGATGCTGCCCTAACAGTACGACAAGTTTCGGCGTCGCGCTTCTAAACGGCTTGCCCCATGCCAAAAAGCCGCTCCCGCATTTAGGATACGGGAGAACCGTACCTGTTTTCTCCATCAGGATCCTCCCCTACGCACCGGCTTCTTGCCGTTCCCAGCAAACTTTTCAGGCCGTTCATCGCCCATGCCGCGAGCCAGAACCAGTGCCCTCTGGTCGTTCGGCATCTGGTAGATGCAGCCAGTCGGAATGTGCATATACAGATCATTCAGCACAGCGCGGGCAATTTCTGCCGTTTCGTACTGACCCAGACGATATACCGCGCCGCCACCCGTAGGAACCGCCTTGATTTCGTGTTCGGGGCTCACATACACGCTGGTGCACTGGGCAATGTTCGTGATAGAGTCCCATTTTTTGTTCATGACGTACATTCTGCATCCTCCACATAAAACCAGGATTGCGGTGGTCGCTCAATATCTACAGGCTTATAGCCAAATTTCGTTGCCCGCAGCCTTGTAAAATCGCTCAACGGTCGTGAGCGGTCGTAAATTTTCAGGTCGGAAATGTGCCAGCCGCAGCCGTCACGGCCTTTGAGATATTTTTCGGCGGTTTCCTTGCTCATGCGGGCCGCTTCAAGAAGTTCATCGGCTGGTTTGTAATATGATCCGGGTGCCATAACGTACAGGCTTGCCGGTTCCCAGCTTCCTGTTTCTCCAACATGGGTTAGGCCGGTAATTTTCTTACAGGTGAACTCGCCAATGACGCGCCCCCTTTTTTCTGGCCAGCCGCCACGGTTCCACGCGGCCACATCCCGGTTGAGGACATCCATAAACAGGCTGTCACTCCCGGCCAAAGTGCAGTAGATGTACACCTTAAACGGTGTTCCATGCACAGGGCAAGTCCTGCGCACCTCAACTGTCTTTTCTCCGCTGAGAATCTTCTTACACCATTCTGGCCGAATGCTCAAAAGGACTGCTTTCACTTTCCATCAACCTCCGCGCACGCCCTGCGGCAGGGTTCGCACTTTTTGTACGGCTCTTCGAGCCAGCAGTTGAACAGCAGGCACTTCGGCTTCCTGTATTCAGGTGGAGCCTTGTTTCCGTGAGTTTGGGTGCGGAGTGCATGGTATTTGCATACCTCTTTTCCCCAAAAGTCACCACCGAAGGTACACTTTTCACGCCCCGGTGAAACCTCATGCTCAACCATGATTTTCTTATATGCCATCTCTTAGCCTCACACTTCCCAGTCTTCAGGACAGCCCAAAACACATTCGCCATCTCCGTTATCACTGGTCGGTCTATCAAAGCAGCAGCCCTCACAGCCATCAGTGCGAGATTTGCAATGGTTCCTTATGGCGATTGCCATATCAACGGGATCCACCAATAAAGCGCTATGTGCTTCCTCATCGGTACCCACCTTGCGCAGAATCTCGCAGGTCTCTTTCATGCCTTGCCGATTTTTGCAATGAATGACTACGTCGTAGGTGTCATCGTACAGCTCAAATTCGCCATCATCATTGCGTATAAGTAAGATTTCTTTGCTCATTGTTCATCCTCCAAATAGGGCTTTGGCGGTTTAGGAATCGGCATCCAAATAGGATATATGTCCGGCGCCCTTTTTACATAAAGCCATCCCTTGTTTGTAACAAATCCTTCAAGGCTGGCATCCAAAACAAGAACATCACCATACTGGTTCCCGTCTTTTTCCACAGGTGGTTCCTCTTCGGTCTTACGCCAGCGCAGGCTATCTTCTTTTCTATGGTTCCAACTATCAGCCTCCTCCAGCGCAAGAGAAAACCCAAATCCAAGCGGACACTTGGAATCATCCGGGTGCGCCCAATGGCCGTGCTTGATTTCGCCGATTTTCCTTCCATCGGCCGTTGTGACCTCATGGGTGCTAATAAAAGGCTTGAGCGCCGCACCACAGAACGGGCAAGGTTTTAACGTCTCTCTCCCCATTTCTCATACCTCATTTGGAAGGAGCGTCATGTCATAGCCACTTTCCACGAACTTCACACAGAGGTCGTGCTCGATTCCGTTGCCAAGATAGGTGTAGATGTCCGTCATTTCCTCCAACGTAAAATTCGTACCCAGCAGCTTGTTGATGCCCTCAAAGTGGAGTTTTCTTTCCTTGGGCGAGACTGCTTTAATTGCAGTCCGCGTAAGCCACTCCAAAATTTTTGCTTTCAGCTGGGTTTCGTCGGTCACATCTTTCAGGCTGAAGCCGGAATCAGTTCTCAGACTGAAAACAAGTTCGTTTTGCATATTCACGAACGACTGCGGAAACGCCGCCTGAATTTTCCTCGACCACATGGTATCGAAAATGTTGAATTTTTCTACACCGGCTACGGCTTCCGGCTCTTCTTTGGCAAGATAATCAATCGTGTTTTCGACATCTGCCAGCGTGTGAATATGTCCCAGTGAACTTTCCATGCTCAGCACGGCCTTCAGCTGGTCAGCGTTAAGCGTTCTCATTTTTTCGCCACCTCCTTTGCAGGCGCAGGCATCTCAGTCCACGCAACTATGTGGCCCCCAATACCTGTATAGCGCGGTCTCCATTCGCCATCTGTCGTGTGCGTTGTAGTGGTAAGCCGGTATCCATCGGGAAATTCGACGGTTACAAGCACCTCATCGGATGTCATTTCAAACATCCCGTATAACCACTTCTCGGTGCCCTTGAACTTTGCAAACTTAGATTCATGCTCCGGCGGCTTTCCAGTGTGCCAGTTCAGGCAGCTTGCAGGGTCAACAGCAGAGGCATTCTGAATCATCTCCGCGATGGCATCAGCTGTGCCACTGTGATGGCCAAGCGCGGAGCCATTCTGCAAGCCCATACTTGAGACCTTGTCGTACAGATCATCTGCGTAAATCAGTTTTTTCTCACTCACTTTTCGCTACCTCCTTCGGCGGCAAAGGCATCCACCCAACCACGGGAGAATCTACACGGTTATTGTAAACGTCATCCGGGTTGAAATAACGATATTCCCACCAGCCTTTAGGAATAAAGTAATCATCGCTTTCTTCATCGTAGGTTCCCCATTCGAAAATTTCTTCCCAGTAGAAAGCGCTCTTTTCGGACAAGACTGTACCATCTTCGTAGTGAGCCGTCGTAATCCCATATCCACCGCAGGCGGTTTCAAACAGAATCATCACATCCTCTTCGACTTTCGGGGGATCTGTTTCGGGATTTCGCCATTCCGGCCACAAGCTTACCGTAGGCGCAGCTGCTACCGTTTTCTGAGCATCTTTATAAGCAGCGCTTGCCGCAGCATTGTGCCCCCGCATCAAACATTCCTTGCGGAAGAACCTTGCCATCAGTTCATTAGCATCAATCGGCCTTTTCTCGGTCATCGTTGCCGCCCTCCCTTGCCTGTTTCATCAGTTCTGCAGCATTGATAACAATGCCATCGGTTTTCTCATAAACGGTGTGAGCCAGTTCTTTGCCTTTATCATCAAGAGTGCTTTCAAAGGCATTGGCAGTAACTCGCAGGGCCGCGATTACAAAGGGAAGGTCAACGTAGCAGTAGTCGTGAGAAATTTTGCTGATTTTGCCGACAATATTGGTGAGTGCTTCACCAATGGTGTTGAATGCTTCATCTGTCTTTCCTGCCAGCAATGCAGCCGAAACCCGAACCGCATAGGGGATTTTCTTCTTATCCATCGTTTTCCTCCTCATAAATATCAAGTGCCATGTTCAGCGTGTACGGGGTATCCCCTGCGGCATCAGCATCCGGGTCAAATTGCACGTTCAAGCTCCCGTCTTTCAGCGAAATGAAAAGCGCACAGTTATTGAGTTTCACTGTGAAACTATCGCCATTGTTCAGTTTTTTGCCATCCGCCGCGTACAACTCAAAAGCAGCCGTAACTACGCCATTCACGCAGTCCATCAGACCTTTTTCACTCATTAGGAGTCACCTTCATCTTCACCACATTGAATTTTTCATACTCCGGGTAGCAAGCTCTGGCCATCGCCTTAGCCCGTACAGCAGCACGCTTAATGCCCTTTTCATCGACAATAACGCACGGCAGGAGCGCAGAGCCACGTTTCCCGGATGCAGCGATAAGCATCTCATACTTTGCCATCGTCTCGTCCTTTCTTCGATTTCGGCGGGTGCGCTTCGCTCTGGCGGTCTATATCACCATCCACACAGCACGCCACATAAATCAGAAGTGCAGCCATCGCCGCCAGAATTGCCAGAACAATCCAAATGCTCATTCTGTGTCACCCTCCCAGCAAATTGTTTTTCGCCATGTAGCCGGCCATCAGGTCAGCATAGGCGCGCTTGGGCATATCGGCCGCGCCGTTACGCTCCAGCAGTTCCTTGATGCTGTATTCCTGACCTTGGCCATCAACAGCGCGTACCCTTGTGCTGCCCCGATTAACCACCATAGGCTTTTCATCCCGGGGATGGATGCCAAAGGGCATCTTAAACCCTTTTTCAAACACCCACAGGTGATAGGTATCGGCGGCATCCACCAGCCTGTCCTGCGACGGGTATACCTCAATGGCGGCGCGCTTTTCGCCGAACAATTCGTTTTTGATCTGCATCTTGACCGCCCACGGAATGTCCCCGCTGCCATCGCACTTGCCGCACCCTGCGGCCGACGTGATAGCAACGTGCTCGACCTTGCCGACAGGCGTGCGGAGCAGGCGGGACATAACGCTGTACTGTCCATCCTCGCTGACCCATGCCCGGTCCATCTCGCGCATCCAGCCGTGATAGGGCACGCCCAGTTCTTCGACTGCCTGCTTCGGGGTAATTGTTTCAGTCCATTTCATTTTTTCTGCTCCTCTCCAGCTTCTTTCATCAGGTATGGCGTGTCGCTCATGTTTCCAACCACTTTTCCAATGTAGAGCAACGCCCGAAGACAGCACGGTTTGTAGTCGCATGAGTTCTTGCCGGCAATCTTTGCGTAGAACCCGATATGGCCCACGCCATAGGCAATGTACTCACCAAACTCCACAGAGAAAATCCGCTCGTTGGGGCCGGTGGTTTTGATGATGTCGCCCTCAAAGACCATCGTTCCTTCCATGTCCTTTACGCCAGTGCTCATGCCGATTGTAAATGGCTTGACCAGATGGGCGTATGCCGGCTCGTTCTCTGAGTTGATGTACCAGCCCTCACCCGGGCGGCTGTTCTTCACGCCCGGGGAGCGAATCAGGAATCCTTCATGCCAAGTGCCATCTGGGGACTGCCCGCGAAAAGTTCTACCCTGCATCATGCTTCCCCCTTAACCTTGACAGGAAGCACCAGCGCTTCATACTGCGGCTCAATCAGCTTTACAGGGGACAGAGGGCCGACCACCCATGCGCTGACCTCGTCTCCTTCCATCGACTTCAAAGCCTCGCTCAGAAATTCAAGGTTGAAGCCGATTCGCAAGGGATCTTCCAACTTTCCGCTAAAGGAAAACTCCTCATTCATTTGCGCGATCGTGCTGCGCATTGATGCTCTGCCCGTGCCGCCGGGTTCAAGATCCATTACCAAGGTGCTCTTTTCCTTTGCGTCTGCAGACCGAGCAAGTTTGACGCGCCCCAGAACGCCCAGCAATTCTTTCCTGTCAAGCATGATTCTGGTTCCCTCGCTCTTTTGGGCTGCAATTTTGCTATAATCCAGAAACGGTTCCGCAATCAGGCGAGACTTCACCTCAAAGTTGTTGTCACTGAAAACGGCCTTTTTGTGATCGCGAATAATCTCCACGTTACCATCCATGGATATCGTATCAACTGCTTTTGCAGTTGCGGCGGGGAGCGTAAAGCGAAAATCGCCATCAGCTGTGCAGTTGATTCTTGCAATTGCCATCCGATAACCATCCAGTGCACAGATTTCCAGAACATCCTCGCCTTTGCGCGAGAAGCACAATCCGCGGTGAGCAGGGTGTTTTTCATCCTTTGCTACCGCATAGATAACTTTGGAAATAGCCCAGCTTAAATCGCTGGCTCCCACAACGCATCGTCTTGCGTCATTACCGGGACCTGAAAGTTCCGGGTAATTCTCTGCCGGCGTAGTGTTCAGACGTGCCCTCGCTGTGCCGGACTTCACAGTAAGGATGCCTTTCTCTGCCTCGATGCTGATTTCCGGTGCCACCGTGCCGCTGATGAAATCGACTCCGCGAGGCGGAACCACCACATCCTGCTCAACCGGTTTAGACAACCCGGCACGGACACTCAGTTCCAAATTGGTGGCGTATGCGTTGGAGCCGCTCAACAAGATTCCCGCATCATTGGTACCCACCGCGCGAACCTCCGGCACCGCCGTTCTGAGTTTGGAAAACAGCGTTCCTAGTTCACTCCGTTCAAATTTCATCTTTCTTCTCTCCTCTCAAAATGATCCCTGCTGAATTGTTCATAGCATCCCGGGCACATACAGGCCACTCGCTTAGGACTTTCTCCGCGCTTTCTGCGCAGGAGCAGTGCGTACATATCTTTCATCGGACGATATTCTCCACAGACTGTGCAGGTCTCCCACAAACGTTCCTTTTGGGCTTTTGTGGGAATCTTTTCAAGAAACACCGGCGGCTTATCCCGGCGCATACCTTTGGAACCAACCACTCGCTCCATGCTGCTCCGCATAAAAACCGGCGTTCCAGTCGCATCTGCCGATGCCAGCAGGTCTTGAATCCACTCCGCTATCGGAGTGACCTTCCCTGTATTCTGCCCCGTTTCTGCCCCGATGACGATCCACTTTAGTTCCCGGATAACTTTGGTTGCATCGCCCTCAAACGGGCCCAGTAACGGTTCTATGGCCACAAATGTATTGTATTTACTGTTTGCCCACACGCCGTCTTTCCTGACCGTTGCCGTGGTGCCGTACCAGAAATTTTCCCGCATCGGGAGTTTCCCGTGGTTTGCAAGGTTCTGATACCTCACCGGGTACTGCGTCAAGAAAATGTACTGGTGCTGGGGTGCCATTTCGGCCGCAGCGAATACCTGAAGAATCCAATCTTCCGGCACCCACGGACCAAACAGGTCACCGTCCGTGCATACCATGATGGTTGAGCCCACCTTGACCTTTTGTGGCCAATCCATGCGATACTTATGTATCGTGGGCATAAATCCGGTTGGGTTGTTCAGAAAGCGGTTATTCGTGGTTTCCCATGGAGCGTCCAGCGCAAAGAGATTCGCTCCGACCTGCTGAACCTTCGGACGTTCTGCAAGATTTCGTCTCCAATCGCTGGCAAAGCGTAAAGCGCTCTTTTTTGCGTAGCAATATCGGCAGTCTTTCAGACATCCTGTTACAGGATTCCATGCGTAATCCGCCAATTCGTTTTTTGTTCTGTTCACCGATAGATCCTCCCCGACTGACTGTCGATCAGGACAATGCGCTCTGCAATCTCAAACCCTGCGGCATCTGCCACATACCGCAGAACGTGAATAAGATCATGCACCCGTTTCTCGTCCTTCTGGATGTTATTTTCAGCACGCGCCCGGGTGGGGTCCGGCGCACCGCTGGGGTTGTGTCCTTTGCGGGTATCAGGCATTGCTATCCCCCTTGTCCAGAATCATATAGTACTCGTACTGGGTGCCCGGGTTGGCGTTTGGACGGCGGCGCACGATGTCAACCCGATACCCCGCTTTCAGGAGCAACCGTCCCAACTCTAAGCGTTCATCTTCCGAGAGTCCTTTTGCCTTAGACGGCGCAAGGGAAAGTTCGATTTTAGCCAACACGCTTTTCTACCTCCATCAGGTCGTGCATCAGCTCGTCAACCAGCAGCTTACCGGCATTCGCGCCTGTGCGAATAATGTTTCCGTTTTCCTTTAACTCTGCAAACTCCTGTGCACGGATTTCTTTGGACTGCTTTGCAAAAGAAATTTCCGATGCTGTCATTCGGCCTTGCACCACTTGCTGCCATTCCTCGATGAACGGCTTGGCATCTTCCAGATCTGCATACTGGTCGTTGCTATAACTGCGTTTCTGCCGAACTGTACCGCCCGGCTCCACCTCCAAGGTGTACCACGGCGTATTGGGGTCAGACTTCTTTCGCAGGAAGAAAATGTAGCTTTCCCGAACAGAAATGCGCTCAAAGTATCTGGTTCCGCGCTGGATGCAGTGGTCAAGGAACTTACTCTCCTGCAAAATGTCCTTTGCGCCCTCCGGCACCCGGATAATGTACTCTGCTCCATCGTACTCGTAGATTTTACGGATCTTCTTGTAGATATTTTCGATATGGAACTGCTTTTCCAGCTGTTCCGCTTCCCTTCTGATAGAGTGTTGCGTGCCTTTCATGGCTTCCATCCGGTGCTGTTTATTACGCTCCAGCACGAGATCATCATGCCGGCGTTTCAGGTCAAGCGGGAACATTACGCTCTCAAGCTGCATATTCATACCAGCTTTCTCAGCCATGTCCAAGTAGTCAGACCAATCCTGTGCAACTCTAAGTGCGATATGACCGTTGTAGCTACCCGTGATTCGTCTTGTTTGCTGGCGGAGATATTTCAGGCTTCGCGTCATTCCGCTTTTCTGTAATGTCTTGGCCATTCCTGAGAGATTTCGGATGTTGGCCGTCATCGCCATGTTCTTTCCATTGATTGCAAGGCCGGCATCTTTCCATTCCAGCGCATTATCCACCTCTCGAAACGACTTTTTGCTCTGCGAGACTGCGGCCAACTCCTGACGATTTAAGCCAAACACTCCGTAGTAGGTCTTTGCGCGAAGATTGATGCGTGTGCCGTGCTCATATCTGTCATACACCTGAGAGCACAGCGCATCAGCCCAGCCCGTTTTGACAAGGCTTTCAGCCATCGGATACCGATTCACGATTTCCCACTGACGAACTTCCCATGGAAAATTGAGGTGGTTATCGTACTGGTACATCCATTCAGATTTCAGCACTTTCCGAACATCATTCTCAAATTGGTCGGTGTGGGACGCCAATGTGTACGGCTGATACGGGCCAGAGGGGGCCAGCAGCATCGCGGACAGCTTTGGGCGCTGGCACATGATATACTCAGTTTTTTCGCCCCAACTTCGTTTCCACTGCTTGATGGTCTTTCCGTCCGTCCACCAGATTCCACGGCCATGAAATTCCGGTTCTGCCCGATGATTGCTGAAATCGAAGTACACCAGATAACGGCGAATCCAGATTCCATCCCCCTGCGGCTTGCACCAAAGGAATGTCCTTGCGGCCCATAACCTTTTGACCGAATAGCGGGTATTGCGAACCCGCATCTTCTCCCCGCAGCACTCGCACACCGCTGTGCTCTTGTGCTTGAGCAGTTCTGACGGCGTATATTCACCACCGCAGCTATCGCACCTTGCCCGCTGAATTAAGATTTTCTTCTCAACGCCGCCGGGTTCGATTACGCCCTGTTTGTCATTGGTGACCCAGAGAAAGCCCGCATCACTGCACACTTTCAAAACTTGTTTACTGAAATCTTCCGGCGGCTCCGGCAGATTTTCAAAGAGCTTCTGGGTCTCAGCCGCCTGTCTGGCGTTGCGCTCTTCGCGTTTCTTCCTGGCATGAGCCGACAGCGCATCTTCTACAATGCCAATCAGATAGCCCGGTCTTCGGTCATCAAAATAGTTTTGCAGGAGTTCCGATTCTCCCTTTGTTGCCGGCACTTCGGTTCTCCATGTCAAACACTGGCAGGGCTTGACCTCAATTTGACGCGGCGAAAGCTCGTTCTTTTTCGGATTCTCATTCCCGCGAAGTTCCCCCGTCCAGTAGCCTCCGAAAAAACGCCACACGACCAGCGGCTTTTCCTTTTTGTCCCAGACGGCCACCGTCAGCACCTTTCCCTTGATGTAGCGACCCACGCCCTGCCCCTCGGCAACTGACATACACAGCGCCGCATCCAACTCTGGCCGCTTCGGCTCCGGCGCATAAAGTTTCAATTCTTCAGCCTTTTTCATCGTGTGCCGCCTCCAAACTCTCCGACGTGTAATTTTTCCCGGGCAAAACCTTCACTCCATCGACCTGTTGAGCAATGCAAGTAAATTCGTTTTCTTCCCGGACGATGAAGCAGAGCCACTCGCCACGTGCACCAGCCAGTTCCTTGCCCTGACCATACGCGATGTGGAACGGTCTCTTGAAGCAATCTTCGAATTTTTCTGCCGGATGCTCAAATACATAATTTGCGTGCATAAGAAGGAACTCGTCTTCTTTCAGCCTGCGAAGCGGTACAATTTCGGTACAGCTACTCCGCGTCCGGTAGTCATCCTCATCGATATCACCGCCAGCTGCGATGGCCCAGAACTCGTTTTTCCCGTCCCAAGCATACCAGTTAAGGCAGTCCAGCGGATCCAGACAGTAATGGAAGCCCGTATTGGCGCATTTTGCCTTTTCGGTCTTGCTCACTTCGCCCGGCTGGTACTGATAGCTGCCATCGCCGAGCGTAGCAATCAGCCCCGGCTTGAATCCTTTGAATCCTAAAATCATCAGAGCCACCCATCCAAGGAAAGCTGCATATCGTCTTCCGCAGGCGTTTCCTTCTTCTTTTTTGCCGGCTTTTTCGCATCCGTTTTCTTTTCTGCTTTGGACGCAGGCTTGGTTGTGTGAGCTGGTGCCGCCTGCTTCGGAACATTGGGGGATGCCTCTTCCGGTTTGACGGTGGCCGGAGCCTGCATCTCAGCTTCCGTAGGCGGTGCGCCAGTCAGTTTGATGTTCATGCTGAACGAAACCTCGGCATTCGGAAAGTAAAACTGCACGGCGCGGCGGTAGGTTTCGAGGTCGGACAGAACTTCGCCTGCGTTGTTGACAACAGCGGCGCAACATTCGGAGAACGTGCGCTGCGTGTTGCAGACGACCTCTGCGAACCGCGGCTCCTGGTCTACAAAGCCAAGCAGTGTCCGCAGAACATAACTCTGCACGCTCTTTGCGGCACGACTGCCCTTGAACAGCTTGTCCTCAGCTTCCAGCTTTGCTTTTGCTTTAGCTCGCCAATCGACGAACTCAACTGTGGTTGTGGTGTGTGTGGTGGAATCCATATTGTCCTCCTATCAGAAAAAGCTAAGTTGCCCACCCTTGCCCTCGGAGAACACCGGTTCCTGTTCCGGCGCTCTTTGCGGCTTTTTAGCGGCTTTTGGCTTTTCCGTGTTCTTTGGTTTCTCGAGTTTTTTAGGGGCTTCAGGGGATTTTTGTGGTTCGGATTTTGGCGCATCTGCAACACGCTCTTTCCTTATCGGTTGAGTGACCAGTTTCATCTGCGCCATAAAGATTCGATATTGCCAAACCGGGATCCTGAGCATCGGCGTATACCAGACGTTTCCTTTGTCAACTGGAAGCAGCCCCCTTTTGTCATAAGACACAGACGGGCTTGCAAGCGTATCACCGATGACGACATACCCCGGCATTCCAAGCAGACTCATTTGCAGATAGCACATCATGCCCACGATGTAGTCAATGTCCTGCGCCACAAACAGCACATTCGTCTGATAATTGATGCCTTTCTTTCTGCATTCGTTTGCGAACGCCACCAGCAAGGCCCCAGCGCCGCAGGTCGGATCACAGACCGCAACCCATCCCCTATCTCCGATTTTCTGTTGGAATTCTTCTGTCGGGGTTGTCACAGCGGACATGACCTCGCAAATGTGATATGGCGTAAAGAATTGTCCCGAATGGTCGTTTCCAAGCCCCAAGCACATATACAACTCGCCAAGGAAGTCCTGTTCCGGGTTGTCCTCTAGTGCCACGACCAACAAGGCCAGCATTTCCGTAAATGCTTCCATTTCCGGCCGCGTGTATTTTCCTGCGATTGATAAGTACTGCTTCTCGCGTTCGTCAAAGTGGCTCTGATCTGTCGCATTGGACACCGCAATAGCACTCACGGTGATCCAATCGCTCCAGACCTGCCAGCGTGACCGACCATTGCTCGAAAACACTTCAAACTTTTTTACAAGTTCCTTCTGTGCTTCACCCCGGACATGGCGAACATCACTCCCCATTGGAATCGCCCCCTTTGCCCTGCGGAACATCCTGTTTTTTGAACGGTCTTCTCTTTATTCGTCCAAGGCTGTCAGTAAGACCTAGAATGTTGTTTCCGCTCGGCGTTTCTCGGTCAACCCGATTTCCTTTATTTTTGATGTGAGTTTTTTCCCACTCTGCAAACGTTGTAACATGCTGCGCTGCTGCCTGATCGAGCAGGCGCTTAGCATAGCACCATGGGTGCTTCGCTTGGTGGCGCATCGCTTCTTCCAGCGTAGCAACCACCAAAGCGTCTTCCACCCCGGTTTCTCGCAAATCCCGAAATTCTGCTGCCATGTAGGGCGTAAGCATACTGTCGCATCCAGCCCAGACCCAGTAGCTTTCCGGGGTGTCATCAGGCGGGCCGGTTGATTTTTCTGTGTTTTCCTCAGTTGTGGATTCTTCAAAACCCATTCGGTTTTCTGGGTTTTCCTGATTTTCTTTTGATTTACGAGGCCTGCCACCTCTGGCACCGTTTGCCCTATTGGCAGCGGCCTGACGCTCGTATGCTTCATTGGAAGCATCGATTTTGGCTTTTATCGCCGCCCAAACAAAGCGCTCATTCCCCAGAAACTTCGGTTCTGAACCAGTTTCCTTGTAATCCATCATAGCCCATAGAATTCGGCCCCGTTCTGCTTCATTGAACGGTTCTAGCAATGCTCTGTAATCCTTCACCCACAGTTTTATGTAATCATTCGCCACGCTCCACCTCCCCTTTCGGTTTTTGATTGAGCGAAAGCACTTTACATAGATGCCGATCCAGCTTGATGCCATAGATATGGTAATCAGCAAACAGGGCTTTTTCTCTGCGGTGCGCTTCTTCATGGTGCCGCCGACAAAGGGCTATCGCGTTCAGCCCGACATGGACGATTGCTTCTCTATCTCGCCCCATGCCCACGCGATCAACATGGTGCACCTCTGCAGGCTGGTTGCAAATTGCACACCGGCGATTTTCAAGGCAGAGATACAGGTACTTGCCAATATCGTCCGTCTGGGTGAGCAGGCTGTCCTTTGTGGGCACCCCCCAATGGAAGCAAAACTGAATCAGGTATGTAATAAACTCTCGGGCCGTGGTCATATCGCAATTCGAAAGGGAGAACCACTCCCGCAGACAGTGGGACCAGAAATCCCATTCTAGGTAAATCCGAAGTTCTTCCGGCTCCTGCCCTGACCACAAAGAAATATCTCGGATAATAGCGAAAATCTTGCGGCGCTGGTCTGCGGAAATGGTTCGACCATCATCCAGACGGACTTCTACCCGCCGGGGGCGCTTCTGCGCCAGAAACCGGCTGATGTCTACGTCTGGTTTCAGGACGAGCTTTCCGTTCTCCAGCTTCTCAATTTTCGCTGTCACAATCATGCGCGTTCTCCTTGTCCACATGGACGTGCATCGGAATATAAACGCTGTTTGCTTTCATATTCCGTTCCAAAAAGTCATTGCATTTCGCTTCTGACAGGTGATTTCTGAGCACCTGCAGTTCGTAGGCATACTGCCCAGCTACCTTTTTCTCTTGGATTTTGGCTTGTATATCTTCATCCCGGTAGTTCGATTCTATCAGATAAAGATCATAGCCGATCGCCTGAATGCCATCCAAATTGTTAGTATCAGTGGCATAAATCACTTTGCCAGACGGAAAATGCACCTTATACCCACAGTTTGGTACGTTATGGGCTAGCATTACCGGAATCACATTGCACAGGCCGTACCCATACAACGTTCTCGGGGTCAGTACGTCAATCTGACGCTCCGGCACCCCTGCAGCTATGAGCGGCGGCACCAGCCAGCGGCAACACCCGAAGCGGAGTGTCGGCCGCTCACTGGCAAGCCGCTTGATGGTTCGCTTCTGGAAGTGATCTGAGTGAATATGCGTCAGAAGCACAAGCTTCAGTTTCGGAACATACGGCTCCAACGCCTTATACGGCACGCCGCAGTCTACCAGCACAAAATCTTCCAGAATCGTGGCGTTGCCATCGCTGCCGGTGCTGATAATGTTGTACTTGACCATCAGAGTGCAGCCAAATCAACGGCTTCTTCCACCGCGTCCGCCTCCGGTTCCGGCAGATCCATGGTTTTTGCTGTCCGCTCAATCTTGGGCGGCTCGGCTTCGTTCTTCTGGCTCGGCTCTGCCGGATCCAGCACTTCAGGAAGAAGTTCGCCGCTTGCCACATCAGGCATCATTACTCGGCCATCCCGCTCGTAGGCGGTGGTCATTTCCACTGTCATAATGCCCCACTTGGAAATCAGCTGGCGCAGCATGGTCTTTTTGGCCATCCCGTCAAAATCCTTGTACCAGAAGCTGGAGTACTTCCACATATCCTCCTGCGGGATTTCACCATTCAGCAGCTTCTGGTACGCCTTTGCGCTGAACGCCGGGCTGTACTTGTCGGCATGAGCCATCATCTGGTCCGCTGTCCAGTACAGGGTTTTCTCGAAGCCGTTGATGTACTCAAAGTGGGCAATATAGCCCACGGTCGGCATCGATGCACGCTTTTCAAAATCTTCGATGAAGTGCATTTCATGGAATCGTTCTTCAAAGGGATCCCATCCGGTCAGTTCCCCGTTCTTCACTTCCAGCACGTTCAGGCGCTTGTACTGGCCCGTGCGCAAGGCCAGCTGGATATAACCCTTATAGCCAAGCGTAAACTGTGCTTTGACGCTTGCAGGCTTAATCATCTGGCCATTCTTGTACTTTGCCTTGGACTCGAAAGGAATCAGATAAAACTGGCCCAACTGTGGAGAGGGCTGCAGGTTCAGGCTTTCGCCCAGCAATGCGCCAGCAAGGATCGTGCCTGCATCGCACTTCTGCAATTCCGGATTGACAGCGACCGCCGAAGTGATGTTTGCGATAAAACGCCCTGCACGCACGGGGTCTCCCAGCGTATTGTTCACAAGGTTCTTGTATGTCGTGGTCTGGATCGCCTGCGAAAAGCGCATTTTCTGCGGCTGCATTGCTTTAGCCATTGTTATTTACCTCCTGATTCTCAATGCCAATGGAATCCATGTACTTCTTGATTTCATCGACTTTGTTATTTACGAAAGACTTCAGTTCCCGCAGCTGGGTCAGAGTGCCGCGGCACTGGAACGTGCGTCCCATAAAAGCAAACTTTGCGTTCATGACCTGTTCCGTGCTCTCCTTCTGGGAGTCCTCAGTCTCCTGCTCGTCCATAACGGGCGGTTCGGTGCCCATGACCTGCGGCGCGGACAGTTCTTCCTCCGCCACATCCAGAACGGCCTTTTCTGCTTCTTGTGCCCGAAGCTGGGCCTCCAGACGCTGCTTACGCTCGGCTTCTTCCCGGGCAATACGGTCTTTGCGCTGGCTGACGCTGTTAATGGCAACCGCCAGATTGCGGCACTGCTTGTACTCGGCCATAATTTCCGGCGCGTTCTCCATGCCATTGATGCACCCCACATCAGCCGAAACTTTGTCCACATAGTCCTTGACCTTGGCTTTCAGGGATTTCAGGCTTGCGGTCATCGTAACCGTAATGCCGACATCGCTGTAGCTGACCCACTCAACGCCGGCCGCTTTGACCAGTTCCGAGAAATAGGCGGAGACCTTCTTCTCCTTGTCCGCCCGCAGGCCATCCTCCACATCAGCGATTTTCGCTTTCAGCTTTTCGTCTGCCGGGCCATACACGTCCGTGACGCACTCCTTGTACACCTCGTCGAAGTCCTCAAACGGCTGCATGATCTGCTTCTTGACCGCCATCCGGCGGGCATCCAGATCCTTGCGGTCACGGTTCAGCGCCGCCCGGCGCTCCTTGACAACTTTGAGGGTTTCTTCCGTGCAGGCCAGCGAAAGCGCCTCCTTGACGGACTCCTGAGCCTGTGCTTTGATGCTGTGCAGCTGCTCCTTGATGATAGGAAGCTGCTGCACCACAATCAGACTATCTGCCAACGCCGTGGTCTGATTGGTGGTAGTAATTTCCTTTTCCATGTGTACCTCCTGATTCTCTGTATAGAAAAACGGCAGTAGGAACGCTCCTGACCGCCGCTTCGTACCTGTTGAAAAAATCAACCGATTGTGCTACAATATGGTTGTGTGTGGTGGAGACCTGCATTTTCCGGCTTGATGTTCCTGCATCAAGCGCCAACGGAATGTGTGGGTCTCTATCCATTTGTAGCGCGCTGGCCGTTCTGGTCAGCGCTTTTTTCGTGTGCGGCGAGTATATCCCACACCGAGAGCTGCCCTACAATCTGGCGCTCAGCGGTGATTTTAGGCTGTGTGACAGTCCTGATTCTGCGGGGCTTTGCGGGTGCTCGGAGCCGTTTTCCGAACTCCTTGACGTAACACTTCGCGCCGTACCCCACTTCGATTGCCGACGGATCTGTAATGACCCTGTGACACCGAGCGCACCTTGTCATTCTTCTTCTTTCCTCCAAAAAGCGCCTGCATCTGCAGTTCGTGCATCAGGCGGGATGCAATAATGATTGCACCAACAATGAGAATCCACTCCCCGCCAATTGCCCAGTAGCCGCGCCAGCGATATGTACTGGGCAGCTGCCACAAGGCCATAAGCCCACCGGAAATTACGCCGGCCAGCGTGTCCAGCAGTCCAACAACGACCCAGCCCATCACGGTCAAATGCCTTTCTTTGCGTTTCATTTCAGGTTTGCCCCCTTCATGTAGGTTTCGATCAGTGCCCACTTGCGAACATCCATCGGCTGGTGAACAGCATCTTCCAGTGCTTCTTCGGTTCCGCAGCGGTCACAAATCGTGATGCCCGGAACTTGACGGGAAAGAGCATTGCTGTGCAAGCGCATCTTCATGGTCTGCTTTCCGCATCGAGGGCACGGAAGTACCTGTGCCATTTCGGCGGCAGCATCCTGAACATCCCGATACGTTGCAAAAACTTCGTCCAGCAGCTTCTTCTCGGTGTGCATCTGAATCATTTGTGCCATCTTATGAAACATCCCTTTCTCCTTCCAGCAGCCCTACCATTGCGTTCCACACCTTGTCCGTGTAGGCTGTGCTATACGTGCCAGCAGACCAAGCCTTTTTGGCTCCGGTTGCGCCAAGGTTATAGGCCATCAGAGCGCAATTCACATTGCCCTCGTACTCGCTGAGATACATACCCAGCATATAGCACCCGGCCTGAATGTTCTGGCGGGCATCCAGCAAATCCGTTATACCAAGTTTATCTTTGAGCCACCCGGCGTTGATGCTGTTTATCTGCATCAATCCATAATCCCCGGTAGAGCTGTGCGCCGCCGGGGTAAAGCCGCTCTCGACCTGCATGACGGCATAAGCCAGTTCCAAGGGCACATCGTAGAGGTCGCACATTTTCTCCGTGTAGGACTGTAGTTCCGCATCCAGCGGCACCTGATATGTAACCGGCTCATACGGAACCGGGTCCTGACGAACGCATTCAACCTGCTCGATCTCGGCCACCACCGGTACCGTAACCAGCGTTTCAACCGGCGGCTTCTGCTGGAAAGCGAACGCCGCGGCGATGTTTCCGACCACCAGAAGCTGCGCCGCTGCCGCCGCTGCCAGCGGCACGAGCGTTTGTGCTTTCATCCTCCTGCACCTCCCCCAGACCAAAGCGTTCCATCGCATACCGCCGGGGCACCCGGCCGGGAAACGTGAGGTTTCCCCTTGCTTCCAGCTCCCGATTCATCTGCTGGATGTACTTATATGCCCGGGACTTGCCACAGCCAACCAGTTCCGCAACCTCTGCACAACCGATGAAATACGACTCTTTGCTCACGACTGCCGTCCTCCTTTCGAAAAACGCATATTGTTCATTGCCACATTCAGGTCGTTGGCCAAGCACATGATTTCGTCCCATTCGGCTTGCTCGCTCTCAGCGATCTGGCCATCTGCGGCGATTTCTACCATTGCCTCCCGCTTTGCACAGAAGCGCTGAACCGCCGCCAGAACGCCCAGCACAGCTTCCGGCAGGTCTTTCAACTGGATCTCAGGCACGACCCGTTTGCCGAGATCTGATGTCAACCGCAGATGCTGCACGGCCAGATATGGGGCTTGATACACGTCACACATGGCGCTCGCTACATCGCTGGGCACTGGACGCTGGCTCTGCTCATAGTCCCGCAGGCTGTCAACCGACACGTTCAAAAGCTGCGATGCTTTTTCCTGCGTAAAACCAGCAGATTTCCGCGCATTTTTGTAAATATTCTGGCTTTCAATCGCCATTTTTTCACGCCGTCCTTTCTGGTATACTTGAGATGTAGGTTAGCTCCGGTACGCCACCCCGCTGATGTTCAGGCACTTTTCGATTGCGCCCTGGACGTTCTCGGACGGCACCAGCACACCATTGACGACTTGGCTGATATGCGAGCGAGAAAAGCCCGTTTCCTTTGCCAGTTCCGTAACGGTCATATCGTCATGGTCGATCATGGCCTTCTTGACAGCCACGCACCAATCCGGCATCGTAGTCTTTTTCATGTTTTTTCTCCTTCCTAACAAAGATTTATCTAACAAGTGTATTGAACACTTGTTAGATTTCTGATAAAATGAAAGAGCCAGTACCCACCATTCAACGCGTTCCCCTGTCGTTAAGCGAAGCTGTCATGGGAGCGGCGCTATAACTGCACAGCATCCAACTTGCGGCTGTTGTCCGCTATGCTTTGCAGCGGCGCTTGTCTTTAGGAGGTCAACGTTCATGGTTCGTATTGCGTGGTACGAATGAACCCCTTTGCTGAGAGGTTCTGGGGGAACGCGCTGAATGGTAAGCGCTGTACCCTTTCACTTAACATTTGTTCTGTACAAGTGTATTATAGTCCATCAATTGCAACGTTTCAAGTTGTTTAAGCATCAATTGATGGATTTTGTGAGGATACACAAAATGACAACCGAAAATTTGTATGATTCTATCGCCCTTGCGGAAAACATCAAAATTCAGGCAAAGGCACGCAATATCCAGTTGAAGGATATGTATGCCGAACTCGGAATGAGCAAAGGCGTTCTTTCCAACTTGCGAACCGGTCGCATGATTGCCGCCGACAGTCTGGCGCGCATCGCT